AAAAACAACGAAATGAACGATAGATTAAATGAGTTAATAGATAAATTAATCAAGTCTACAGGTGCTAGAACAATTAAACGCAAAGAATTAGAGAATCTTGACTCTGCGGTTGAAACAATTAAAGAATGTGTTTCGAAAGATAAACTTATTGGATATATAACTATTGGATTATCTAATGCTGGTGAAGTAGTAAATGCCACAGTAGGCTCAAAATTTGCAGTCTATGAGATGATAAATCTGCTTTTTGAAGCCGTAGCGAAAATAGATACCGATCTTGGCGGAAAAATCTTAGAAAAACTTAAATCTAATTTCGAAGAAATAAAAACCTCAAAATCTGAAGATGAAAAGGGCAGTAATAATGACTGTGATGAAGACGAGGAGGATAAGAAAGCGAAGAATAAAGTTGCCGAAAAAATCAAAAACATGCTCGCTAAATGTTTTGATATTGATCTTGAAGATTTGTAATGATAGAGGATTTAGAAGCTATTAAAAAGCTAAAAGGACTCAAATAACTCGTAATGTGGTGCTGGTAAAATACCCCCTTAAGTAAAATAATCAGTTAAATGTCAACGCAGACGCAGCCACTAACTTAGAACTAATAACTATTAACTATTGAATTTCTACTATTGTAGATTTGGTACAAAGGTAATTTGTATTATCTCCTCACGTTAGTTTTAAGTTGTTTGTCTCCACTGTATGGTTCAGTATTATGACCTGCAGTGGAGAACCAAAAGAAAGGAGGTAATAAAAAATGAGACGAATACCAAAATATAATTCCGAGCACAATCTTTATGAGCAAATCGCTCGATACTTGCAACTTCAATATCCAAACATAATTTATCGCTTCGATATTGCAGCCGATCTTAAATTAACACCTGGTCAAGCAGCGAAACATAAGAGACTACACCCAGAGCGTGGTTATCCGGATTTATTCATAGCTGAATCAAGTACGAATATATGGCATAGTCCCGTACGTGAGTGGGGGCTTCACTTCGGTCTCTATCTGGAAATTAAAACAGAATCAAACTCACCCTATAAAAAAGACGGCACTCTGAAAAAAGATAAACACCTCGAAGAACAGGCTGAAATGCTTGAAAAACTGCGTGCGAGGGGTTATAGAGCCGAATTTGGGGTTGGGTTTGAGGGGTGCAAGAAAATAATTGATGAATATTTACGTAATTAAATAAAAATCTTGCGAGGAGGTAAAGTGGCAAGAAATTATCAGGTATCCGTTCGGAAAACGAATGGTCTCGAAATATGGTTCGTTAATCCACGCGATATTTACATCAAAGATAAATATGGCTGGCAGAAATTTACGAGATGGGATGTTCGGCAGAGAAACTTTTGGACTTATCACTGGCGACCATTCATGCGAGCATTGCGAGATTACCGCTATCTAGATATGAGTACGATACGTCGTCTTGCCACCCTACACGACATTAGTATTACAACCGGAAACTTACCTGATTGGGTAAGAAAAGCCACAGCTAGAATAATTCCAGAGAAAGGTAGAGTGAGGAATAATGAAAGATTTTATGATAAATCAAGATACTAAAGTTACTCTCTATCTTAAAGAATGTTATGGCTGTGATAGAGCCGGTAAATACACTCCTCTTCACCAGTTTATTATCAATCATCAAATTAAATTGACCAACTTCATTGCTAAAAGGATTGAATTGAATCCTATATGGCAACAAGAAGCAAACTCATTTGATATTGAGCTACCACTAGTAGTCTTTGAGAATGAGGATGGTGAAAGGGAGGCTATTACTTATTCAGAATTTTTAGATAGACAAAATGAAAGAAGTGCCAAACCAAAAAGCTAAGTTAATGGGATCCGTGTCAGTGAGTCGAGCCACTGATGGCACTCCTCCGAGAAAAGAAGTAAAAATGAAATTATCAACAATCAGTCAAATAGTGGAAGCAATTTTAGCCCAGACTAAATCAGACATCAAGCTTGTCCACGAAGACGTTCGAGAGGCAACATTTAAGCGAATGGCAAACGAAGCCACCATAATTTTGAAGACCGCCATGATATGTGAGTCTAACGGAATAGACGAAGCCATGAAGTACTACAACGGCACCCATTCGGAGAATGAATATCAGGAATACAGAACTGGCGTAGTGGGCTACGATGTCAGCCTCTGTAAGAACTGCTGGTGCATGACCCACACGATAAATTACAAATGCGGTAAGTGTGGTGATAGAAAGGAAAATTCATGAAAAAGACGCGCACATACGTAAAACCAGCTACTCCGATCAACTACATAATCCGCTATACAGCTCACGATGACACTAAACATAAAATCATGAACTCTAATTTATCAGAAATTAAAAAGACAGAGCAATTTTTGAGAGAGAAAGGAGTGAAAGATATTGATATCGCAGTAACATTACCACAAAAACCAAAGGGATCGGAAATGTTTCCGGTTAATCACTAAGGAGAATTATATGGATGTCGACAAAACCAAATACATAGTTATAAACGAATCAGTAATAGGTTCAATTATTAAAGATATAGTTACATTTTCAATGTTTGCCGGATTGCTTCTATTTAATCACTGGCTTTTAGGCGGATCTACGGTCGTAGATGTTATGTTCATTATTTTAACTCTAGGATTTCTCGCCGGGAAACATAGCAAAACTCGCTTTGAAGGGACAAAAGAAGAAGTAATTAAATTTTTAAGTGAGGAAAAATAAAATGAAACGATACAAATTATTGAAAGACACCCCAAACCTCAAGGCTGGTGCTATCTTCGAGGAGCAAGGGAACTCTGACGATGATAAAGAATTAGTTCAAGTTGTCGAAGCTGGATGTCTGACTAGATCATGGTTTGCAGTTAGCGACATTGATAACTTCGACGAATGGTTCGAGGAAGTCCCTGAGTACAAGAGGCGTAGAGTAAGAGGATGTCAATATTACTATATTGATGATTGTGGGAACATAACTGACAGATACGACTTGAGCAAGTCATGGGATGACTACCATTATGACACAGGCAACTATGGATTAACTAAGAAAGAGCTTGAAGCTAAACGCGAATACGATATAGCTCGCCAAGTCCTATTAGACGACGCTGATGGGGGAAAATTTGTGCGTTCAAAAATTGTCTATTATGTAAACTATGATACCGCTATCACGTCATTCTCGGGGAACGACTGGGAAATTATGTATGCACTGAATAACTATAGTTCAGGCAAAATCTACTTTAAAGACAAAGAATCTCTTGAGAAATCCCTCGAAGAACACAAAGAACAGTGGGAGACCGTGCGTCAATACGAGATGGGGGAGCTGTAATGCGTGAATTAAAGTTCAGAGCGTGGTATAAACCAGAAAAGAAAATGATTTATAACATCCAAAATGAGTTCGAAGAAAGAATCGAACTTGGCATGGACTGCTTTTCTGATTATTTAAATAATGATGACTTTATTGTCAATCAATTCACAGGTCGTACCGACAAAGAGGGCAAAGAAATCTATGAAGATGATATCTTACTCATTATTGGTCAGGGCTATTTTAGAGTAACATGGGATAGAGATAACTGTAAGTTTTATTTACTTCCGTTAGAAGATTACCTAGATGAGATGCCTCTTGATAGGAGCAGGGAGATTGATTATGAAGTTGAAGGTAATATTTACAAGGATAAAGACCTACTTGATTGTATTGAGAAAGACCAGAAGACGGAATGAAAAAGAGTAAGAATAAAAAGGTAGTAAAATCTGCTGTCAAACCAACCACAAAGAGTGGTCATAAACTAACCCCACAGCAGGAGTTATTCTGTCAGCTTTATGCAGGCGATAGAGAGTTTTTTGGTAATGGCGTTCAAAGCTACATTGAAGCTTACGGTGTCGATACAAGTAAGCCTGGTTGGTATAGGACAGCGAGATCATGTGCGTCAGAACTCCTAACAAAACCTAACATTCTCGAAAGAATAGATGAAATCTTCGAAGCCCATGGTCTTAATGACCAATTTGTAGATAAACAACTTGAAAAGCTTATTGTGCAGGATGCTGACTTCAATGCAAAGATGAAAGCAATAGCTGAATATAACAAACTTAAAGCTCGCATCACAGAGAAGCGTGATATTACATCTGGTGGTGAGAAGATAGAAATACCAGTAGCATTGGTGGAGTTTGTGGATGGTGATAGCAAAAACACTCGTAAAGCTACCAAGTGAATTTAAGCCACTTTTTGATAGCTGGTGGCGACATGCAGTTATTGAGGGTGGTCGCTATTCTTTGAAGAGCCATACTGTGGCTCGGTTTTTACTACTAACGGCTCGTTCAAAGCGAGTGCGGATTGCTTGCTTACGTCAGTTTCAGAAGAATATAGCAGATAGCTCGTATCAACTTCTGATTGACTTAATCCAGCAATATGGATTTTCCGAGTTCGTCTGGACAAACGATACTATCACAAACACTAACACTGGCTCAACCTTCATCTTTAAAGGTCTTGACCGAAACGTAGAGACTACTATTAAATCACTTGAAGGTATTGATATTGCGTGGATTGATGAAGCTCAAACCATTACCCTTAAATCAATACGCATTCTTAATCCAACTATTCGTAAGCCTGGTAGTAAAATTATCTGGACACTAAACCGCCTCACTGACCTTGACCCTGTGATTTCCTATTTCATCACTACCCCACCCCGTAAAGATGTTTGGCATCTAGAGGTAGATTATCGAATCGCGCAGAAAAATGGCTGGCTTTCCAACGAAATTCTTTATGAAATTGAACAGGCTCGAATAAATCATCCGGAAGACTACGCTCATGATTATTTAGGTAAAGCGCTCGCTATCTCGGATAAAAATATCATCCAGACTGCCCAAGTGATTGAGGCGATGGGTAGAGAGGTTGATGACGAGGGGGCGATTGAGGTTGGCGTGGATGTGGCTCGTCTTGGTGGCGACCGGACTGTGTTTGTGAAGCGAAAAGGATTGAAAGAAATCGGACGAGCTTCATTTACTAAAAAACGCACAACGGAAGTTTGCGATCTACTAGTTAATTTTATTGGTGCGGACAAAGAAGTCCTAATCAAAATTGATGATACTGGCGTAGGTGGTGGTGTAACAGACGAAATGATTGCAAAAGGCTACAATGTTATTCCAATTAACTTCGGAGCTAAGGCTTCAAATCCCGACAAATATCCGAATCTCATATCAGAAGCGTGGTTTTATTTGCAATCGATAATCGACAATATCAGCATAGCCAATGATAAAGATTTATTGGTCGAACTATCAAACCGCGAATGGAAAATGGATAGCAAAGGGCGCAGGGGTGTTGAGAGTAAGGATGACTACAAAAAACGAGGCTTCCGTTCACCTGACCTAGCAGATGCTACAATTCTTTGTTTCTATACTCCACCTGAGCCGCCAAAAATCGAATATGGCGGAGTGATTATCGGTTAGATATAACATTTTTGCTTCACGGATTTAACAAAAACTGCTTTCACACCTCTGTTAAATTGCTTCATGGTTGTTTCATAAATATAGCACTATACATATAAAGATATAACATTATCGCTTTATTCTTCTGCCACCCTGTATAAAATCATAATCTATCGCAAGGAAATATTTCATGCTTGATAAATTAAAGAGATTATTTAACGCAAAATCAAAATCAGCATTATATGATACTAGCTCTCATCCTGCTGGTTATTATCGTCCAATGCCACTAGCTTATAGTTTTTATAAGGGCAACAGCTACGACAATACCTACCCATCAATCAAAGCAATTGTTAATAAGTTTATTGTCATTAGACCATACGCAATAGACGCTGATGGTAAACCAATCAAAAATAATCCAAACGTCGTAAATGCACTATATCGCCCAAATAAGCAGATGTCTGCAACAGACTTTCGTGAAGCCTTAGCGGTAATGACACTAGTTCACCCGAAAGTATACTTACTTTTATGGCATTATGAAGGTAATACGGCTTGTGCTGGTGGTGAAATCACCGAGGATAATTTTGCCGGTCTGACATTTTTGGAGGGTGTAAGTGAAGTTGTCAGCGGTGGCAAGAAATATTATCAATGTAGTGGTTCAACCTATGGCGAGAATGAAGTAATTGAAATCTATTCAGGCTATGATCCATACAATTTAAGTCGTGGCTATGCCCCAAGCAACGCTATCTCCAAATGGGCTAATGTTGACGATTATATTGCCGCTTATCAAGCAGGCTTCTTTGAGAACGGTGCTGTGCCAGCTGGTCAATTTATTGTTACAGCTAAAGACAGAGCGCAATTTGAAGATATTGTTAGTAAAATGCAAAGTTCGCATCGTGGAAGTGGCAGAAATAATAATGTTATCTATTCTCACCGTCCTATTGACCCCGCAACCGGAGCTGCAACATCTGCACAAATTGAATGGGTGCCGTTTTCTCAGTCGAATAAAGATATGTCGCTTGATTCAGTCTTCAAACAGGCTAATGATAAGATTGATAGTGCTTTTGGCGTGCCAGCAAGTATTCGTGGCGTAAATGATAATAATACTTACGCTTCAGTCCGCGTCGATGAACAAATCTTTATTAAATATACCGTAGAGCCATTTGCGACCAAGATTTATTCTAGGCTTACTCATGAGCTTAATCGTATTACTGGTGGTCTTGGATATGCTATTACGTTTGATTTAGACATTCCTGGTATTGCTGATGAGGAAAAAATCGATGCCGAACGAAAAATGACTGAGTTTAATTTAATCAACCAAGCAGTGATGAATGGCTACTCGCTCGATTCAGTAGTTGACGCTTTTAATCTATCTAAGGGCTACAAACTACTTAAACAAGGCTATGTAAAGCCAGTTATTGTGAATGATAAGCCAGAAGTAGATGAGGGTGATGAAGTAGAAGACGCTCCTGATTCAACAAAGTCTAATGACGCGGATAAAAATAAAGCTATTGATACCAACCAAGAAAAACATCTCGATCACTGTACTTGTAGTCATAAGGCTCATACCCCAACCAAACAGGAACAGAAGTTTATTGATGATGTTTCGTCTGTTTTGAGAGACCAGATGAACCGTCAAATTGAACGAGCGATTGAGAATAATGAGCTTAATAAAGACGTAAGCGATATTGACGAGGAAGAAGCCAACAAAACTGCACAGGAAATTCTAGCATTCATTATCGCTTATATGCTAGTAAAGGGTCAAACAACCTACACAGAGGGTATTGCATTACTTAAAGCAAATAATATCCCGATTGATGCTACCTCTGAATTTATTGTGTCAGCATTAACTCGTGCTGATTATCAGGCATATTTAGTAAATGTTGCAAAATCATACTCTAAAGAAACTGCAGAAAGTATTCGTAATGTTTTGGCTCAAGGTCAAGAAATGGGGCTGAATAAAGAAGAGTTAGCCACTCGACTACGTGAGATTATGAACACTGACGAATGGAGAGTGCAGAGGTTGGCACGCACCGAAGAACATCGTTCTGCTGGTAAAGCTAGTGTAGATGCAATGATACAACTAATGCATGAGACTGGTGCAAAAATCTATAAGACATGGCATACAACCTCCGCACATCCATGTGAGTTTTGCCAGGCTATGGAAGGAAAGGAAGTGTTGGTGGACGAACCATTCTTGCGAGAGAACGAGAGTATTCTTGGAGCTGACGGTGGTATATTTAATAATAACTTCGTAGACGTTGACAGCGCTGGCTTACACCCGAACTGCCATTGTCGAATGAAAATGAGAGCAACATTGTAATGAAAATCAAATGTCCGCACTGTGATAGATATTTATTTGAAACAGATAGTACATTGATTGTACAAAATGTAAAATGTTCATATTGCAAGAAACGTTTTAATCTCAAGATCGTAACACCACAATCATCTGAAGCCGACATTAGACTGAAAATAGATTAAAGAATTGGTGGCTCAGTCCAAGTATATTTAGCTAGACAGAAATTATATTTGTCTTTAGGATGTAGTTTGTTTTGGCAATCCTTAAACGGAACTGGCATCTTCTCTTCTGCATCTTTAATTTTAATCTTTTTACCATACCTAGATCTACAAATTTCACAGCAACTATTACTAGATACATATAGATAATCTTGCTCAGGATTATTTAGCATAATCATGAGCTTACAATAAGCAATATTATTTTCGACACTAGACTCTAATAGTGATCTAGGATCTCTACCACAGTCATTTTCATATATTGCAACCAAATGTTCCAGTCGCTCTACTGCTTTTATCATCCTTAATGAATCATTTGATAGGGTATCCGGAAATCTTCGCATTATATCCCATATCACATCACGAGAAGCTGGTTCAACTGGAAAAGATTTGCGCCGACTTTCCAAAATATTTCTTGCAAAATCAACAGTTATATTGAAGTCTGGCATATTAAGCATATGAGAAAAACAATCCGCCGCAACTGCATCTTGAGGCTTTAATAAATCACTAGCGAATAATCTATTATTAGATCTTACATAAAATTGATTGCCACACTCTGGGCATTTTCTGCCACGGGTAGGTGGCTCATCAAAAATATGTCCACAATATGGGCATGTATTAGTGTTACGGTTTTTATAATCACCATAAACAGTTGCTATTTCTCTTGGACTGTCTTCTATTGAATCAAAATCAAGCTCGTCATCCTTATTATTATCAATTTTGAACGCATTGATTGGTTCATTTACCTTATCAGTGATATTGGGTATTGCTTCATTTAATTTTGGGATTATTTTTTTATTATAAAAATCTTGTGCTTTTTTCTTAATTTCGTCGAGCAACATAATACCTCCATATGTTACTGCTTATTTTATCATATTCTTCTGCCACCCTATATCTTTACATAATCACTTTTGATGAAGCAGATGTCCATATGGATGCAGAATCGCAAATATTAAATTAACTTTAAGGAAAACATGACAATTAAACAGAAAATTGTTTCAGTTACTGGCAGGCTCTCTACTAAGAGTGTTGATGGTGAAAGAAGAATTGTCTTTGTTGCAAGCTCAAATAACGAAGATCGTCATTATGAGCATGTAGACGTAGCAAGCTTACGTTTGCCTCTGAAAGGTGGCGGAAATATCACAGTCTCATCTATCCCAAGCGAAGGCGTAAGTGAAGTTATTGATATTCCTTTAATGTTGAACCACAGCGGTGATGTTCGTGATGTGATTGGCTCCATTCGTGCTGCTTACTTCTCGAACAATGAACTGACATTTGAGGCTGGAATTTCCAAGCGAGAAATCGCCCAAGAAATGCTCACGCTGCTAGAGGAAGGTCATCTGTCTAATGCGTTCTCGATCACAATGATTGATTACGATTACAATATTGACTCTGAAACAATCAGCAAGGCTGAAGTGATTGAGGTTTCACTGGTCTATCGTGGATCCAACAAGGAAGCAAGACTACTTGCCATTAAATCTTTATTAGGAGACGAAATGAAGAAGAAACAAAACGACAATTTTGGTGATGCCAACGGTGATGGAGAAAACCACACGGTTATTCCTGAAGACACAGAAGCTAAAGCTCCTGAAACATCCGAAGTATCTGAAACGACTGACGAAACTCCCACTGATAATTCAGCGGAAGAAACCACAAACGAACCAGAGAGTGAGGTTCCTCAAGAAGCACTCGAAACTAATAATAATGAAGAAAAGGAAGAAACTATGAATAATAAAGAAATTGCAAAAGATGCAGTTGTGGAAAAAGGTGCCATGCCTAACCAGCCAGCATCTGCAAATAACTATCTTAAAACTAAAGCTGCACTTTTAGACTTTAAGAATATCGTTCTCAAAAACCACCGTGGCTCTAATGAGCAGATCATGCGTGAATGGAACGAAAACCTTAAATCTAAAGGTGTAACCGGTGATGCTATCATGCCATCCCAGATCGAAAATATCTTCTTCAAAGCATGGGTTGATAATCCTGGTATTTTGGCAACTTTCCGTACAGTGGGTGTAAAAAGTGCTGCTGTTTACGCAATCGGTACCAGCGATACCGCTAATGGACATAAAAAAGGTGATGCAAAAGCTGACCAATCTCTGACTAACGTTCGTCGTGATCTTAAAGGTCTTGGTATCTACAAAAAGCTTCCAATCGACTTACAGGATCTCTACGATGATGAGACTGGTGAACTTCTCGCCTTCCGTGTTGAAGAATTAGCGGCACGTGTGGCTAACGCTATTGCAGTCGGTGCTTTAATCGGTCAAGGAACTGGCGATAAAGCTACCCTACAAGGTACTCGTGGTCTTTATCCAATGCTTTCCGATATTAACGCAACTAGTGGCTATGGTTCAAATGTTGCTACTAAGGTTACAGGTGAAACTGGAGAAGGCAGCTATGAATTGGCAGTCCGTGCCGTTGGCGCTGTCAAGGACGAGAAAAACGCAGGTAAAATCTTGGTTGTACCAACTGGATTTACTACTGAACTCAAATTAGCTAAAGGTTCTGACGGACACTTGATGTTCCCAGCAGGCTCTAACTTTGCTAATTTACTTGACGTAAAGCAGATCTTTGAAATTGACGAGCTTGTCGGTAAAGACGTTAAGGCTATTGCATACGCTAACCAAAGCTACGTTTTAATTGGTGAACCTACCGCAACCGTACGCACTGATTTTGACACCAATAAAAACCAAGACGTTATGCTTACTGAGCGTTATGTTGGTGGTTCTGCACAAGGCTACAAGACCGTTGCCGGTGCATTTGCACATGCTTAATCAATTAAACTAAGGAAAGGACGATCAGATGAATAATTACAAACCTGTGCTATCACAAGATGAAGTAGTTGCTCTGCTTGGTCGTCCTCTTTCTGAGGTTGAAATTAAGAACTTTAATATTTACTTTGAAATCGCTGACTTAAAGCTAAAGGATCTACTTTGCTTATCTAACCTTCCAAATCCAATTCCTGCCGACCTTAAAATGCTTCTAGCTAAAATGTTTGGTAGTATTAAAGCGACGCAGGATTTTGAATATAATAATGGAGTGGAATCAAAACGAGTAGAAGATTTTTCTGTCAACTATACAGCTGACAAGAAGAGTCCGATGAGTTTGGTTTTATCTAATGAAAGTGCAACGCTTCTAAAGTACAGTCAATGTTCGAGCGGTATTATGCACGGAAAGACGATGTTATGACCGTGTTTGATATGTTTGTTGAGGTACCCTTTGAATATCTAACGATTAGCCGAGGTGAGGTTTATGGCAACCGAATCATCGGTCAAAAAACTCTCCGAGGTATCGTTAAGATTAAAGAAGGTATGGTCTCGCAGGGTAACCAAGAAATACGAAAATCCAACAATACCGTCCATGTACATCCAGAGGACTTTGTCGGTTTAACTTGTGAGCAAATTATCGGCAACGGTATTCGCTATAACAATACTGATTATTCGATTGTTGGCGTAACTGAAGGGCGTAATTTCGATACTAATGAAATCGAACACTTAACCTTAACGCTTGAAAGGGCTGAATATGTCGGTGATAATTAGAACCAACACGAAGCTTTTCGAGCGAGTCGAACGAGAGAACTGGAGAAATGGTTTGCGTGCTATGGGCGATAGGATCCTGATGGATGCTATTGCATTAGCTCCAGAATTAACCGGTGATCTAAAAAGTGATGGACGAGTTGAAGTTGTGTCTGATTCCGAAGTACATGTTAAGTTCGGGGATGCTAGGGTGCCGTACGCCAGACGTCGACACTTTGAGAATAAGAAAAATCCTCATACTAAGTATTATCTGCAAAAAGCTGGTGATAATGTTGTTGCTAAGCTTGGCTTCAAGGAGTTTTTGAAATGATTGTATTGTCATTACTTAAATTCCTCGAAGATAACGGTCTAGGTAAAATTGATCAGGATTTATTCTGGGAGAAAATCGGCTTAGGCAAAAATGGCATCTATATTGCCAGCGTCGGAGCGTCTCAAGACAGAGGTATGCGTAATCGTCAAGACTACATCTTTTATTCGAGAGGCAAAACTGACATCGAGAGCTACCAGAAGCTCGAAGAAATAAGAAAGTTCCTAAATAACTCATACGATATCTGTACACTCCCACCAGTACCGCCAGTGTTTAGTCGGGAGTATCATAATGTAACTATTATGCCACCATCATCCATTACTAATGTAGGATTAGATACTAATGGACGAATGGTCTGGTCGTTTACTGGCACGATCTATTACTAATAACCATAAAGGAGAATATATATGGACGAAACACTCATGGCTGGTAAATGGGAAATGAGTATTGGAAATACCCTTATTCCAGCAAAATGTCTTGGCGATATTACGCCAAACTACGCTGAAGGTACAGTAGAAGCGAAGACTCAAGCAGGTACTCGAAAGCAACCATCTGGCAAAGCTGAAACTGCAGAATTAACTTTTACCGTTTATCTGCCAAACTTGGATTATCTAAAAGTCCTCTGGGCAGACGCTTACCAAAAACCTACTGCTGAAGCTCAAAAAACTGGCGCAATTGTATTCGGAAGCAACAATTGTAGCATGCGTAAAGCATTGCCTGTTAATATCCATCCAGTTTGTGAAAAAACCGACGATAATGATATCCACATTTTTGCAGGTCTCGTAAATATGTCATTTAACCCGACATTATCTATAACAGATGCAGTATCTATTGAAGCAACCCTACAAATGCAACCAACAGATAATGGTTATTTCCGCGTTGGCACTGGTGATTTATCTAAGCCATCAAAGTGGGATGTAACTGCGCAGAAGACCATTCCAGTTACTGCACACCAATAAAGTCTTAATAACTAAAATAAGCTCTTAGTAGGAGCTTATTTTTTATAGATGCCATTTATGTTTTTTCGAGAAAGTAAAGTAGATTACAGGAATATAGGCAAAAATACCGCCAAATAAAAGCCATAAGATAATTGAATGCTCGACTGGATAAGTTTTTGGACTATTTTTCTTCTTATTTTTTTCGTTGTTTTGAATAACAGTCCATGCTCCAACGAATGTACCCATATCCATAATACTTCAATTATAACATATTTTCAGAAAAGCACAAGTTTTTATTGCCACCCTGTATAAACCCATAATACTAAGCATAAAAAGGATTTTAATTGCAATGTCAGTATCTATTTCAACATCAGTATATACAAAACAAATCACTGCCGAGATTGATGGTGTAGAGTTTAAAGTTACGCCAATGTCTTCAGCTCAAACATTATCTTACGTCGATTTATGCGACGAATTAAAAGAAGCGCGAGGTACTAATGATCCAACGAGAGTTAAAGAGGTTATTAGAAACTTGAGCGACATTCTTTACAGCGTGTTTGATAAGCCGGATGAAGCTCGCAAAGTGCTTGCGAAAGTGCCAATTGAGGGCATTCTTGAAATCTATCAAAAGATTGTAGGTGAAAAACCTGATAATCAGGAGTAAATATGGCAAATCTGCTTGATTTAATGACTCCAGAAGACCGTGAAGCGGTAGAAGTAGCTTTTAAGAAGCGAATGTCTGGAGACAACACATTCCGCAAGGGTAAAGTATCTAGAGTAGCATATTTGCTTGCTGAACTCGGCATGCTTTATGGCTGGGAAGCGATCGTTGCAGCAAAACGTGGCTATATCGAAACTTTTGATGAGCATACTGGTAAAAAGCAGAAGATGCCATTATCTATGGAAGAGCTATCAGCCTTAGTGGATGCTGGGCAGAAGGTTAAACATAGTGATTATGTGAATTATGCAAGAATCGTTTGTGTCGGTACTGGCAGCGCTTTTAGTAAGAACCCTAACGAAACACTTCGTGATGGGATGAAACCATTTATTGATGGAGTGAATAAATAATGAGTACCAGCAGTACCGTAGTTGGCGAAATTGAATATAGAGTCAAAATTGATACTAAGGATTTTAAGTCCGAGATTTCTCATGTCGAAAAAACGATGAAGACTGAACTGGGTTCTGCTGGTGATAAAAGCGGTAAAGATTCAGGTGAAAAAGCTAGCCATGGCTTTGGAGAGAAGTTCAAAAACGGTCTAAAAAACATTGGTAATGGCTTTTTGGCTGGCATGGGTGGATTTATGGGGCAAAAACTTATGTCTGGTTTCCAATCAGCGTTTTCTAGTCTCACGAACATTTTTAAATCATCAATCTCTTCGTTTAGTGATTATGAACAACTTACTGGTGGCGTAGAAACTTTATTTAAGGATTCTCAAAATCAGGTATTCCAATATGCAGACAATGCTTATAAAACTGCTGGACTTTCCGCCAATCAATATATGGAAACTGTAACTGGTTTCTCAGCCTCGCTACTTCAGGGCTTAAAGGGTGATACGGCTGCAGCGGCTAGATATGCAGACATGGCAGTAACGGATATGTCTGATAATGCCAATAAGATGGGTACTGATATGGGGCTGATTCAGACCGCTTATCAAGGTTTTGCCAAGCAAAACTATACCATGCTTGATAACCTTAAACTTGGCTATGGTGGTACTAAGACCGAGATGGAACGTTTACTCAAAGATGCTGAAAAGCTCCCACAAGCGATGGGTAAAAAGTTTGATATCAGTAATTATCAAGATATTATTGAAGCGATTCATTTAGTTCAAGAGAATACTGGAATTGCTGGCACCACGCAAAAGGAAGCTGTCGAAACCATCAGCGGAAGTATAGGGATGCTTAAAGGCGCGTGGAGTAACCTTGTTGTTGGACTTGCTGATGATACTCAAGACTTTGGTAAATTGCTAAATAACGTCGTTGAATCAGTCGAGGCTGTCGGTAAAAACTTATTACCAACAATTGAAGTTGCTTTGGGAGGCATGGTTCAACTTATTCAGAATGTTGCACCGCTTATCATTGCAGAGATTCCGAAACTAGTTAGTCAGCTATTACCGCCAGTGCTTGAAGCAATAATCAGCATTGTAATGTCGATTATAGAGATTTTGCCAGGTCTTATTGAGCAGTTATTTAATGCACTGGTAGAAGTTTTACCTAAACTGATTGATGCAATAGTTACTATTTTACCTAGTTTGATAGACGCTATCACTAATTTAGTTATTACTATTATTACGAAGCTTACAGAGCCTGCCACACTTACTATGCTACTGAACGGCGCAGTAAAACTATTTATGGCGATCATTGAAGCATTGCCACAAATTCTCACTGCTTTAACCAATGCGTTGCCACAGATAATTACAAATATAATCGCATTCTTAATCGACCCGAACACAATCGCGCAATTATTATCAGCAGCAATAATTTTATTTATGGCACTTGTGCGTGCAGTGCCTATGATTTTCGGGGCATTGATTGCTACTTTAGGTGGTTTATTTGCAGAGGTCTGGAAACGGGTAAGTGAGATGTTTGGTCAAGGTGGTGAAAAGATTGGACAAGCGTTTTCTAACGCATTTAAGACTGCAATAAATAACATACTTGGAGTAGTAGAAAATACAGTTAATTTCTTCGTAGATATGATCAACGGTGTTATTGGGATCATCAATGCTATTCCAGGTGTCAATCTCGGTAAGCTAGATAGACTTAAAATCCCACGTTTAGCATCTGGTGGAATCGTGCCAGCAACGGCTGGCGGTAAAATCATCATGGCAGGCGAAGCTGGTGAAGATGAATGGGTAGTGCCTGAATCCAAGATGGCGAATTTGATAGAAAAATTAGGTGCCGGTAATGGAAATGGTAGTGGTGAAACATTTAACTTCACATTTAACGGGGTTGTTGGTACCAAGAGCGAGCTGAGACAATGCGCCATTACTTTCCATGATGCTTATGAAGAAGTAAAGAAAGCGAGGATGGCGGCATGAGCTTAGTTCTTACAATCACAGATGATAATACGAGTATTGCCTATACACTGTTGCCATCACCGTTTAATAAGAATCGAGAAATCGGTAAAAGCGAAGTTTTAGTCGCAAGTGGTGATATTTATACTGATTATGTCTATAAGAAATTTACATTTGAATACGAATGGGATTTCTTATCAGCTGAAGAATATGCTGTTCTAGAGGGCTTCTTCAATCGTCAATATGAACTACATAAATATCCTCGTATTTCTATTCCCGAACTCGGTGTTGATAATATGGTGGCAAGAATGGAGTTAAGCGACCAATCAATCGTCAATAATTGTGGAATGGTGGAGAATGTAAAAGTATCATTCAGGGAATCGACACAGTTATGATTACCGTCTCAGATAAATTCCATCAACTAGCAGCAGCTTCAGTTAGACCACTAGATTGGGACGTGGCAATTTCATTCACTAAGAAGAGAAATTCTGGAATTAAATGGTTTACACTTGACCAATCAACACTGGATGGCGCTGACCTTCTTGGATCGAGTGATCAAAACCCAATCCAGTTATGGGACGCGTATGACTATATGTTTCTAAAAGAGCGTCTCGTATCTATGAACTTTTCACGTTCTGTGGAGTTTCCGTACAATATTCAGAGTTGTATTGCTGATTTTGAGTTGAATAATTACGATAAACGCTTCAGCTTCAGTGAAGACGGAAGTGCCTCGCCAATTGGAAAATATATCTTACCAAAACGACCATGCCGGCTATATATGGGTTTTAAGGGCGGTGGCTTAGCGCCAGTTTTTGTCGGACTTACTCAAGGCTTACCAACATATGATGGAAATCTAGACGAAGTTGTAAGTTTTACTGCTATGGATTTCTTGAGTGAAATTGGCGAGATGAGCCTCAAGAATATGGTAATGATGCGAAATGTTCGCACCGACCAAGTCATCGCCACCATCTTAAACCAGTTTGGACTTGATCCCGCAATGTACAAATTATCAGCAGGACTCAACGTTATTCCATTTGTTTATTTTGCTTCTGGCAAAAACGCCGGCAATGCCTTAAAAGAATTAGTTCAAGCCGAAAACGGTGCGATGTGGCTTGATGAACAAGGTATTATCCGTTTTCAGCCACGAACTTCAATTATCGGTAAACAGCCAGTAATGATATTTAATGCCACTACTATTATCAAAGCCACGCCAAGCCGCACCGACAGTATTGTGAATACTGTTAAAGTAAAGAGTGAAATCCGCGCCGTTCAGGCATTTCAGTCTATTTTCACAATGGACAATTCCAACGGATATTCTGGTGAATCCAAAGAAGATGCCTACCGATTACCAGCCAACAGCACTAAAGACGTATGGATTTCATTTAATGATCCAATCTGGCAATGTTCAACCAATCCAGTTCTAAAAGGCAGTTCCGATAACTCAAATTTTACAGCTGTAGATTTATTTGGTAAATCAGTGTCCGAGAAAGTCTCGGCTACTGGCACATTATTTGCTGATTCGATGAAGCTTACATTTACCAATACGAATAGCTTTCCAGTTTCTGTGAATTTCTTGCAGATTTTTGGTGAACCAGCTAAGCAGGTCTCAGGGAGTCCAATAGAATATGAAGCCCACGATAGCGAGTCTGTCGAGAAGTATGGCGTCCAGGCTCTAGAAATTAACGACAATGATTGTTTCGGTAATTACAAGAATATTGATGGCTACGCCACAGATATCCTCAAAAAATATGCCAATTATTCACCAATTTTGAAATTAGAAGTTAAAGGTAATCCGGCGCTTCAACTTCAGGATATTGTGTCGGTAGATTATAGAGAATTTGTTGGAAACTATCAAATTATAGGTATTGAAATGTCGCTTGGTGATTCACAATTAAAAACCACTCTAACACTCAAGAAAACCACAGTCATTTCGCCATTCATCTTAGATCAATCAGTATTGGATAGCGCAGACGTATTGGGGTAAAAGGGAGAGAATATGACAATTGAAAAAACAGTAAAATATTCAGGCAATGTAGTTACGTCATCTAATGACGGCAAAATGATCATAGATCAGACAGCAGGGGAAATCATTGTGAGGGATGGCAATAATGTTAGGCGCTATTATCTTGGCTCTGAAAAATCACCAACTGGGTTTGGTCAATATATATCAAAGCCAAACGTTGATGTGATTACGGAGCTTAATCAATAATGACTCAACCTAGAAATTATATAATGAGTAGCGATTATCCTATACCGATACTCGCTCTCAAATTATCTACTAGTATAAATGTGCCAGTTGGTCAGTATTGGAACGAGAATAAAAAAATAGTGCCACACAATCTTCCATTCACCCCTCTCATTATTGGTCAATGGTCTACTAATGCTAGTTTTAATCCAGCTTTTGATTTATCGACTCAAATCCCTATTTTTTATGGTAGTAGTCAGCCACCATTTGTGGTTGATATTGGAGCGGACGATCATAATATCTATATAAATTGCTCACATAGTAATTCGTTTGAGACTGTTTTTTATTTCAGACTGACTGGATTTGTTCCGCCAGATTATGAAGGTAAAGTAGATAATGTAGATGATATTACTAATTTTAGGCTTAACTCCGATTTTAATTATCCAAAAATATTGGAGCAGAGAAAAATAACAGTTGAAGCTGATACCGATTCAATTATTAATCATAATCTTGGATATATTCCTCAAGCTAGGCTTTGGAAAATTGGTCAAGTCGGCAATTACTCACAGGGCTATCATAACTGTGTTGTACCACAAGCTACTACGAGATCTACCAATAATGATGGTTATCTAGGTGCGCTAGTCAATGACAAACAGTATATCATCTGCAATAAATCAAATAGCTCATCAAGAGAAACTTTTTATTACCATATATATGGAGATGAAATATGACGACTTCGAGGATATCTAATTTCCTGCAGAATAGTGATTTTACGGCTCAAAAGCAGAAGAATAAAATATTTTTTGATTTAAATATTCCAGCAGGAAACTATAAGACTGGTGATTCATGGCAAACGGTCAAAGATTCTCCTCCTGGTGTCTTCTTTGAGAACGTAACTTTAAAAACAAGTTTAGAGGCAAACTATTTGTCATCAAATTACACAATAATTCTACCAAATCATGAAGCAGAGATTTTTGTGAGTGTTCATAGACTAGATGTCAATCATTACAGGCTTTTTGCAGTGTTTCAAAGACTTATGACACCAGAAAACTCAAATCCGTACGCACAAATCCCCGATATCAACATACAAGCATGGCTTAATTTGTCTATATCGCCGTTTTAGCTATCCTAAGACATTTTGAGAAGTTTTTTCTTAATAGATGATAAAACTATCATCTAAATTAAAATGACCCCTTTATCGTCTATGATAGAGGGGTAGTTTTTTTGAGAGTGATTTAAATTCTATTTCTTTTTCTTCAAGAGCTTAAAAATTAATAAAATTTGTGAGCCCAAGGTCGCTAAGATACTGGCAAGTGCAGTTCCGAATGCGGTCATATTCTTATCATTAAGGCTCATAATAGCAAGTACAACTTGTGGCGTAATAGCAGAGCCTAAAAGTAGGAAATCTCCAATTAAGTAAGCAATGATCTTAGTCTTATTGCTAAATTCAAAGCCTGATCCGGCTTCGGCAATGGCTTCTGTTGAAGCATTAGCCAGTTTCATGTATTCTTCATTAATTTTATTGATTTGTTCATCCGTGAGTGTAGGTTCCATAGGTTTTGCATCCTTTTCTTCGACTTTCTGCTCGTCTTTGTTAATATTTTCCGTTTTGTTCTCTTCCATTTGTTTCTCCTTTTCTTGCATATTTTCCTTAGGCGTTTCTGGCGTTGGCTCAGGCTTAGGTGGCTCAGCTGGTTGTTCTGGTTGCTTTGGTGATTCTTGCGGTGTCTCAGCAGGTTTTTCAACAGGTTTACCAACTCCTTTATCTACGAGAGGTTGAATAGTATCCCAGCTATAACCAGCCGCGGCTAAACGTCTCTTTCTTTCTTCGCCATCACCCCATTTCTTTTGCCAGATTTCTGCTGCGATTTCTTCATTGGATTTTAATTGTGGTGGATTGACCCACTCGACAATCCTTGTAGTATTCATCGTTTCAGTCCAGCCTGCATAAGAAACACTGTAAATACGAGAGACAGTATCAATAGTGGCATTTAGCTCACCCTCAAAATAATCAAAATAAGGCTTATGTCGATAAGGAGAAGTCCAGATTTGAATACGATTACCAGTACGCTTAGCAATTGCTACATGTCCGTAATTTTGCACTCCTCCCGTCCACCAGATTGGAACGAAACAGCCATCTGGGAGATTACGATCTTGATGTTTTGTATTGTTCCAATTCCAAGCAATCTGTGCAGAGGCTGCAAACGGGGCAACATTAAATGTCTTCTGTGCTACTGCAAGACACCATAAAAACCAATCCATTAGAGGTTTACCTTGATAATTGACAACTAATTTCTTGTCATC